TCTGCTAATGCTTGTTGTCTATTAGCACCACCAGTAGAACCTAACATTCCTTGTGCAAGTAATCTTTCTTCTAAAGCAAGTCTATCTTGTTCTTGTTTAGGAGCCATTAGTTGTCTTTGCATTGCTAAATAATTAGCAGCAGCAGACATAGGGTCGCCTTCTAATTCAGATAAGTATCCTCTTTGTCTTTGAATATCTTCTAATGCTAAATTAGATTCTGCAGTAAGTCTAGGGTCTGCTGAAATATCAAGCATTCTTCCTTCTTCATCAAAAGAAACATCACCAAACATTCCAGTTACATTAACAGGTAGACTTCTTTTATATGCTAATTCTGCTTCTCTGTTTACATCAGACTGCGCTCTTTTAGATGCTCTATTTTTACTTAATGAACCTCCTAAAGCAGAACCAATTTGTCCACCTATACCTGGAGCTATTACATTTCCAATAACACCACCGACTAAACTACCCATAATTATCTCCAAACATATATGTCATAATCTTTATTATCATTACCTATTATAGATTTTAAATAACTAAATCCTAACAAATCTATAAACTTACTTAATTTTTTATTTTCTAAATCTAAACAAACTAACATATCAAACTTATCCTTTAACATATTTAGTCCAGCTGTTAGTTTAGTTTTTACCTTTTTACTCCACTTTACTTTTACATCACAATGTAAGAATACATTTTTATTTACTTCTTCAAAGTACAAAGTAAATTCTTTACAATTTATAACTGGACATTTCATATTAATATCCCGTCTGTGTTAATTTTATTACTCTCATTTTATCTCCTGACCAACTTATAGTTTGGTTAGAAGAAGTATTATTAACATAAATACCAACAGATATACACTTGTACCACCAATCTACAGTTCTTACAAGTCTAGTATTACTACCTGCTGTAACAGTATTATTAACATCACAAGCAGTAGTGTATCCATCGTAGTTTCTATGTGAAGAAAAAATTATAATTTGATTGACACCTAGCGAATGACTACCTGATGAGCTACCAGATACTTTTGATGCTTCCCATCTGTTGGGTAATATTAATTGATGTGCTTTGACTAAATCATCGTTACCTTCACGACTATGAACCATAGTCCAAGAAGTAATATCTGCTAAATTTTTACCTGATACTGCTGCTGTTCTTACACGCAAACTTTGATAATCTGCTTCATATTCTACTTGTGAGTCCATTGTTGGATAAATTGTTGAGCCGCCAGAAACATAACGCATAGAACTAATATTTCCTCCGTGAATATCAGAACAAGAACCAACACCAACTAAAGTTATTGAGTCAGAATTTTTAATCCAGCCATCTTCTGAACCAAGACTTAATGTATGTGTTTTTGTTGTAGAACCACTATCTCCATCGTATGTCATCTGAGGCGAATTTATATAGGTACTACTAACAGCTGTAGTTCTAGATGTATAATTAATTGCTGTTGCATCGCTTAATGCTGTAGAAATTTCTGCTGTAGTAGGATTTTTCTGCCAAAGAACAGTACCATCTAAATTTAGATAATCTACATTAGTACCATCTACATTAACATCAATAATGTCAGTTGCAGTACCATCAATGTTTATTTGTCTATCCATTAAGCAGTTTCAATATAAAGTGTTCCGCTACTTACATAAATCTTAGCGTGTCCAAATACAGAAGAACTAGACCTTAATGCTGCGTGTGTAGTATCAGCAGCATCAACATAAGCGGTTGTAGCTACTTTTGTAGAGTTATCTCCAGCAGTTTGTGTAGTTGCTGTTAAGTTACCAGTTACTGCCAATGTACCATTCATTGTAGTATTACCTGATACTGTTAAATTACTAACACTAAATGCTTCAGATGCACTACCATTTAAGTTTGCTTTTGTTGCACTAGCTAATTCAACAGCATCAAATTCTGTTTGAAAATCAGCTCCTGAAATAATTTTATCTGCACTTGAATCTGGTAATGAGTCTTTTCCAGACCAATCGATTTGTACTGTGTAATCACTCATCGTATCTTTCCTTGTTTATATAATAATGTCATATCTTGTAATGCTGCTGAGTAACCAGATGTTAATGCAGACATTTCTAATTTAATAAATTTTGCTCTACCTGTTAAGGATACATTGTATTCCTTAAGATTGTAGTATGGTGCATATTTAGCCGTTCCATATAATGATTCACTATTATTCCAGTAATACGCTAAACCAGATGCAGTAGGATTTAATGTAAAAGACATTGTGTGTGGTTGATTTTCATTGTAATCTATGTACCACTTTAAACCAACACTAGTACCTTGACCACCAGAAACAATAAAAGCTAGTTTCTTTAATATAGATGCTAATGTAGATTGTCCTAAATCTACCCAAATAGTAGCAAATTTACCAGAATAAGAATAATTTGTCCAAGTTCCACCACTTACATACTCTTTATCGTAATATCCTTCGTATGAACATATAGAACCAGCAGTTTGTCCAACTAAAAAACCTTGATTATGAGTAAAAGCCATAGATAATATATCTCTATCTGTGCTAAATTTAAACAAAGTAACTCTCGGAGAACCATTAGGAGTTCTATGTTTCATATCAAAAGCATAAGTAACTTTTGATTGAATAAAAGATAATAAATAAAGACCTTCATCTTCGTTATAACAACTTTTAATCTTTGTATTAATATCAATAAGTCTTATTAAACTATCTTTAATGTTTCTAGAGTAATCTTGTAAAGGTACATTATCTTTTTCTGTGGTTCTAGCTAAAGACCTTACACCTGTAGGAGATAAGAATAATAAATCATCACCAATAGCTTGTATAGAATCTCTATCTGCAAGACCAATACCTTCAATAACTTCATCTAATGTAGCACTAGCTGGGCTTGATGGGTTAGAGTAAATAGCAATGTTACTTCTACCAAATATAACTAACTTACCATAAAAGGGAGCTATACCTACAATAATGTCATTACCCCATACTTTATCTAAGTCAATATTACCAGCACCTGATGCTTGAAAATCTTTACCAATTAATAAGTCAGAATAAAAAAGAGTAGAAGGTCTTTCTGGTATTCCTCCTACAAACATTCTACCGTAGTAACCCATAGCACAAGTTGGTTTAAATGCTGTAGGCCCTGTTAAAATAGATGGTTCTTGAAATCCTGTAATACTTCTTTGCAAAGACCAAGAACTTGCAGATGAATCATAAGTTATTGGGTCAACTCCATCTTGAAATCCCCAAATATCACCATTCCATTCAAGTAATTGCCAGTCTGCTGTTGCTGCAGTAGTATCAAATTGATTAGTCCAAGGAGAATCAGGGTCATTAAAGTTAACTTCATACATATAAGCATTGCCATCATCATCTTCAACAGCTGCAAATATCTTATCTTTTTCTTCTGACTCAACAATTCCTTTAACTTTTCCAGAAGTTGCTAATACTTTTTGTTTTAGACCTTTACGAAATGCAATCTGACCACCTTCTTGCAATACAATGTTTTCTGCTTTAGTTAACCAAGCAGGTTCTAATAAAGCAGAGTTATCTTGTGTATTAAGTCCATTAATACCAACATTGTCTAAAGGTTTATATGTTAACTCTTTAGCCATAATACCTTTGTGATACAAACCAATCTCTTTCGTATTCAAAATTACCAGCATCTAATTGAATAGCTGAATTTAAAGCATCAATAGCTTCTGCTGCAATAACAGAAGTTTGAGTGCCACCATCTTCACCTCTTTCTGAAATAGCTCTAGCCCAAGCACCTAATATAACTGGTTGATAAGGAACCTTAATAATATCTGAAGCAAGACTTAAAGCATCTTGTTGTTTAACAACATTAATACCTAGTATTTGACCAGCATAACTAGCATTAGGTACAGGGTATAAATCAATTAAAGCATCAGGCTCTCTTGAAGCATTAGCCTGACCGCTACCATTTAAAGCATAATGTAAAGGTTCTCCATAAATAACTGAAGATGTAGGAAACATTTGTTTATTTAACCAATCATTAGTTACTTGACTTAATGTAGTTCCAGTAGTTTTATTAATTATGTCTAATACTTTAAAACTTAAACCAACACCATCTGTATCATCACCTAATAAATATTGTTGAGTATCAGCAACTAAAGTTAAATTATATGTTTGTCTAAGAGGATTCCAATCGTGTTTAGATTCAACATATTTTTTTGAATCATTAATTAAAGAACCAATTACTTTTTGATAGTCTGATAAAGCATTACTATCTTTGTAATCACCAGACCAATCACTAGATATAGTAGGCTCTCTAAGCCTAGTTAAAACTTCATTTAATAGTTCTCTAAAATTCATACGATTCTCCGTTTAGCACATTATAATGGAAAAATCAACCATTTATTTTAATTTTTGGTGTAACAGTTACTCTTCTATGCTCTCCACTAGTCTTATGATAAGTGATTGCGTGAGCAGCTCTCCAACCAAATAAGCCTAATCTTGTAGCATAAGAGTCCCTACCAGTTAATGTAGGATGTCTTTCTACAATAGCTCCACCACATTCAGACATTTGTTGTTCTGCGTGATGATAATGTCCAGTATGTATATAACAATACTTAGAGTTACCCCACATACTTCTATATCTAGGCTCTGAAGCAAATATTTCTGGTAGTTTATTACTCTTTGCTTTATGTCCGTGATGAAAACCTAGCATTATTTCTCCGTGTAAATGAGCATAAAATGGAAAATCAGTATCATCTATCTCAACTCTAGGATTATTAGCAAATATTTTCTTTATTGCTTTTCTAATCCACATAGAACCAACAATATCGTGGTTTCCTTCACAAACAATTACTTTTACATTATCAAATTTCTTTAACATTATTTCTATTGAAT